AGGTAATACTATAATATCGAAATCAACACTAATATTAATTATAAAAGCATCTTTTATTTTAATAGAATCATTAATAGTTCTATATTGAGATAAATAAGTTGAAAGATTTTGTTTTAAAGTGGGAGAAGCTGTGATTAATTGTCTATTAGCGTTATAACTTAAAATATATAAATCTAAAGCTGAGGGGGATTCGCCAGGGAGAAGATTTTCAAGCTTTTCAGGCTCAATATAAGCTTTAGCTATAGTACCATATTGAGAGGGTAAACTTAAAGATCTAACTAAATAATCTTCTTGAGTTACAGTTCTTAATTGAGCTCCAAAATTACCTAGGGTATTATTTCTTATTTCTTCTATATTATCCCCATCATCTCCTCCAGTAGCAGCTGTTGGATTTAATACTAAAACAGAATTAAATATATTTTGGGCTAAATTAGAAGTATTATCTAAATTAGAATTTTGAAATTTTATATCAGCACTTACAATACTATTGATAACATTTGATTCAACATTAGCTGTTACTCCTCCTCCAATCAAATAAGTTACAGTTAATGTTGTGTTAGAAGGAGCTATACCATAAGTATTACTATATAAAAAATTAGAGGGATTAAAAGCTGTTGTTAACTTTTCTTGTGATGAAGGCAAACCAATCCCAACATTGTCAGGATTAGGTATTATAACTTCATTAATGTTATTTTGATTGGTCCCAGCTCCAAATTGTATATCTAATTGGGTTTTAGATTTAAATCTAGTGACAAATCTTCTTGGTACTTTTTTTAGATTTAAAATATAAGGTACTTCATTAGAATCAGATTGAGCATTAGGGTCAGGACCAAAAGGATTTTTATTTTTAATAGGCTCAAATACAGTCTCTTGAGCTAAATAAGGAACTTCAGTCCATTCATTACCATCACTGTCTATAATACTAGATATTCCAACTATATTAGCTTCATTAATAGTAACTGTTGGGTACCTTTGAACATTAGTAAAGGTAAATGTTGTAGTTTTAGGTGTAGCTGAGATTGCTTTTCGTGTTTTCTTTAAAAGAAAAGAAGAAGGGTTAGAACCAACTACTTCATAAATAGTAATTTCTGTAGGATCTAATGATGAAGAAAATGAAAAATCTATAGGATCTTGGATTAAGAATCTAGTTGAATTTCCTGTGTTAGATCCTACAATAGTATTATTAGTTATTAATAAAGCATAATCATAATCAGGTGCATAAACTCCACTAACAATTTTAGCGGGAACTTTTTGGTAAATGTCTATATTAACAATAGCCACGCCTGTAGCCTTAGGTTTATAACCCATCATATAAGCTAAGTCATATAAATTAGGTTCTTGACGAGCATACTGGAGAAAAGTCTCTTGAATTTGATTATCTAAATAAAAAGATAAAACATCTCCTACATATGAGGCCATTTCAATAAACATTGACCCAGGAGAGTTAGGGCTAAAGTCATTGTAAGTAGTAGGGAAATAAGTTTTTGAAAATTCAATAAGAGAAGATCTTAAGGAATCAAAATCCCTATTAATATATTTTATATCTTTATTTGTTTTAGTATCAGCCATTATTATGGGTTAAAATTTATAGCTAAGGTATCTGTCTCATTGTTAAAAACAGAATAAGTTATAACTACAGTTAAAGTATAATTATCAGGGGATCCTAAAACTTCAACTTTTTTTAAAGCAACTTGAGGAAACTGAGAAGCTAATTCTCTTCTTACAACACTTTCAACATCTGAAAAAGTATTAGCTGAAAGTTGTTCAAATAAAAAGTTTTTTAATCCTCCCCCATAGTTAGGATTTAAAGGGCGTTCACCCTTATTAGTTGAGAGATATACAACTATATTAGATTTTATTTGATCTCGAGTTGTATAATTTAATTTAAAAGGTATAGCTCCTGAAGTGGAAGCTTTTGAAAAAGGGAAGGCCAAACCAACAGCATTTCTTGGCTGTAAATCAATAGGAAATATGTTAGTTTGTTTTATAGCCATTATTTATTCATTAAATTCATTATCTGGTTCATGCTTAACTCACCAGAAGGAAGATCAGATCCAGGCATAACTCCTCTAGGATTAAACTCAGCTACATTTTGAGTTGTAAAAGTAGCAGCTGTTTCACCTAAAATATTTCTATACTGCTCTCTTTTTTGCTCCATAGTTAAAGAAGGAGAAGAAGAATAAGATTGGGGTTGAGAAGTATATTCAGATACTACTTGTTTAGGAGTTTTAACAGCTTCTAACAAAATTTCCCTTAATTCTTCTCTAATAACTTCTCTAACAGCTTCTTTGATTATAGATTTGAAAGTATTAGTCTTCATTGTTTATAAATATTTATTTAATATGCTTTTAAGTTATCTCTATCAATAATAAGTTTTAATTCATTAATTAAAAGTTCTCTATCAGTTGTAAAAGATAATTCAGTTTCAATTAATTTAATACCTTGAGAATTTAATCCAACAGCTTTTCTTCTATTTACAGTAGGAGAAAAAGGTACTTCTTCTATTTCTATTATAAATCCTTGATAAGTAGTATCATTTAAGGTTTGAGAAGCCTCTTGTTGGACTTTAGCTATTTCTTTTAGGTCTGGGTTTAGGGGTATAAGAGGAGGGAGTTGGATTGGGGTTTGGGTTATAGGGTCAATTACTTGTAAAGGGGAAGGGGTTGTCGGTTTAGAAGTTATTACTTCATCAACTTCTTTTCCATCTTTTACTCCGATTTCTTCAACAGTTAAAATTAACCCATCACCAACAATTTGAGTTTTTTCTAATTTTTTTCTTATTTTATTTTTTAAATCAACAGTCTCTGTATCAAATTTTAAGGGACTACTCCCTAAAACTCCTTTACCTACTGTTAGATATTTAGGTTCTTGAAAACCTAAAGAAGGATCAAAAGTTGATTTTGTATAATCTTTACCTCCATTTTCAATTAAAGCCCTAATAACTTTATTACCAGATACTATAATAGTAGCTGTAGCTCCTGATCCATCTCCCCCATTAAGCTTGATGTTTGTATAAGTTCCATCTTTATAATTTCTTCCAGCATTTTGAATTTTTAATTTTAAGATTGGACCTTTAATTACTTTTTTAGTAGAAGTAATATTACCTCCCTCAGGACTAGGAGAAGGATTTATAGTACATTTAGATATAGCTAAATCTAAATTACTTAAAGCTGAAACTAAAAGAGCAACAGCTGAGGATAAGATAGATATAGGTATTAGCAAACCATCAATAGCATCTTTTATAGGTTGTAATCTTGAATTACCTTTAGTATCTAAAGTAATTGAGGTTATAGTGTCATCTACAGTTCCTAAGGTAGAAGGAACAGCTCCTGGTGTTATTGGGAGAAAAGCAACTGCTGCTTGAGCTACTGTTTTTGCTGTTTTTGTTATAGTTAATACAGTTAAGATAGTGCTTAATAAAGTTGAAGCTAATCCTAAACTTAAAGTAACTGTATTTAAAAAAGTTGAAATAGAGTTAGCTTGAGTAACTATATTATTTCTTAATATTATAAGTCTTTCAAGTTCTTTAGGGCTAGGGCAGACCTCTCCTAAAAATTTAGTAGTTAATTCCTTTTGTAAAGGAGGCACCATAGTATTAACTATAGTTAATCCTTTACTAATTATAATAGGGCGTAAAGCACTAATTCCTTTTAATTTTAAATCTTCAGGAATTGATTTTTTAACCTTATTTACATCTATTTCATTACTTTCAGCCATTATATGGTAAAATTTTGTTTTGATCTAGAGTTATTTTTTAAAGGAGCAGCCACTTGATTTTTAAGAATATCTACTAATTGTTTAGCTGTAGCGGCTTGGGGGGCTAATTTGTCTTGGTTAGTCAAACTAAAAATTTCAAACCAATTAGCTAATTGATTAACTAAAACTAATAAAATATCAACTGTAGTATTTCCTTTTAATAAAGGTTCTGTCGCTTCTTTATTACCTAAAAAAATACCAGCACTATCAATTACCATCAAATTAGTATCAATATTTACAAAATTAACACTATTTAAATTTATTGATTTTTTTGATGAAAGAAGAATATCACTATCCGTTGTATTAAATAATAATCTACCAGAATTTAATATAATCTGATTTTTATTATATTCTTTTGGAGAAGTAGGTTGTTCAGTATAACTATTATAATTTTTACTTGATACTTCTATATTTATTTTTTGATTAGAAGTTAGGTAGATAGAAGATTGATCTTTATTTATGTCCTCAGTTATTGGTACCCAAGCGTCACTTGAAATATTACTTGGTTGGCCATTTCTAATTATAATATTAGGGTTATTAGTATTATTATCAATATAACTACCTAATCTAATTGAGTTACCCCATCTTCCTTCTAATAAATTATCTCCAGAAAAAGGTTTTAAAGGATGAGTATTTATTTGCTCATTAAACCCAGGTCCTAAATTAATATCTGTTGATTCATCATTAACTCTTCTTACATCTCTTGAAGACCCATCAATAGCATTTTCATAATCTGAAGATGTGTTATCTTTAGGTTGTTTGGTTGAGTCAGGGACAGCGTTATGATGTTGGCTATTCCAAACATTTATAGGAGGTAGGTAATAAGCTGTGGTTAAGCTGGTGTTAGTTTGAGAGTCCCATGCTGCTAAGAATATAATAGGGACTAACTCGTTTATTAAGGGGTAAAATTTATAATTAGAAAATAAAGGTGTAGCTATATTATTAGTATCAACAGCAAAAGGAAATTGAACACTATCAAAAAAAACAGTTCCAATACTATTCCACTCACCATACTCAGTGAATTTAGGATGAGTATCATCTAAAATAATATCAAGTACACGAGCATAAAGTATTTCTTTCCCCTTAATAGGAGTTGGGGTAGGGTTACTCCCCATATTTTTAGTTAAGGTAGAAATACCTTGATATATCTTAGGCATTATTTTTTACCTTTATCTTCGTTATATTTTTTTACTTCATCTAATAACTGTTGTTTTTCAGCTTCTGTCATTCCAAATCCCTCTCCCCCTTCTTCAACTTGCATAGCTCGTTGAACAATTGTAGCCATTTTAATTAAGGCTTCATCATTTTTAACTCCTATTTCAAGATATTCCTTTATTAAAGGAACTATAAGAGT